GAGTAAAAGCTCCATCCGTCACCTTGGAATCTTTAACACCGTGGAAAATGGCTTCTAATTGCTCGACCGTCACCTCAAGCGGGTAGGCTGTTCCATCGCCACACTCTACGCTGCCGTCTTCTGGGTCAGTGCCGCCTGTTTCCCAGCCTTTGATGAACTTAACTCTCGGATCGGTAATAGAGACTGCATCGCTGTCTTCTTCGACTCGGCCTCTGCCCTTGTTTCGGAATGTCACAAAGTCACCCATTACGCTGACCCTCCTTCAAATGCTGCGGTGTAGTGGTATTTTCCATTGGTAAATGACAGCACCAGCTCGCAGTTGCCGGAGCGGTATTGTGTCACGGCATCGTCAATCACTTCGGCGAGTAGGATGTTTGAGTATTCGATGTAGGTGTCATCAATGTCCAGGGTAGTTGCATCGAGTTCGGTGCTTTCAAACAAAATAGCAAACGGAGTCGTCTCGTCCAGAACGCCAGCCTCCGAGTGTTTGATTTGTGCGTAAATAAAGCTGCCTGCCCCGTTAGTAGCTGCTGATACCGCAGTCGCGGTGTTGACGACTAGGTAATGCCCTGCCGATACGTCCACGCTAGAGTCGCCGAGCGTTACGGTAAAGGGCAAAACGATTGAAGTGCCACCGCTTGGAGTCCCTGTGGCTACTGCGGATGGATCGGAATTTAATTTTAGAATTGACGACTTCTCCCCGACTTCGAGCAGCTCAGCTGTGCCGGCTTCGCCGTCCGAGTTAGCTTCGACACGAGTTATTGTCTGATTAGAGAGCGCGTTTACGCGGGCGATGAGTTCGGCGATGCTTTTACGCATCGAGCGCCAGCCGCGTGATAATTCTTTGAGGTTTTGCATTATCTAGCTTGTATCTCGTATTTTTGCACCTCGAATATGTTGCCCATATATCTGAGTGGTGTGTTGCGAATGACGAGCCAATCTTTCGCCGTGATGCTTGCAGTGTATTCGGCGAAGGTTGGCGAAGTATCTGCGCCTCGCACGTAAGGCACGACATTGCTGGCACCAGTCACTTGGAATAGTGCGCTGAAGGTAAACGTCTGTCCGACTTGATATGTATGCGTGACGCGCACCGGCGACTGCTCGGCTGTCGGCCGTCGCTGTATGACAAGACTGTTGTTGATGAGTCCGGGAAATTCTTTGATTTCGGAGCCGACAACTTCCGTCCATGTGCTGGGAACAGTTGCAAACTTTCGAGTAAATTCGACGATCCCGCCGTCAGAATATGAGTGGCCAAAGTCGCCAACAAAAAACGCGTTTGCGTTTGCCGTGAATGGCAATGCTATGACGCCTGCTGCTGCTGCGGTTGTCATTGCTGTGCCGATTGTGACTGCCGTATAAGCAGAGACGTTCACCTTGCAATTCATGCAGTAAACTTTCGCCGTAGGAACGCCCTGATCTATGAACGGGTATTCGATCCAGCTAGCTTCTGCGCGAGCCGTATTAAAGGCGGTTACGTTGTATGGCATGCTCATCCTTTAAGTTCCTTTTAGCTCCTTTTCGATTGATTTTAATATATTCGTTTGACGTTCAAGTTCTTTGTCTTTTTCGGACTTCTGGGCTCTCGCGCCGCCGCGAAGCCCGGACTGTAATTGTTCTTCGGTCAAGTTGCCTACTATCTTGCCGTTTTTGATTCCCCTATAAGTGCCACCTGCCATGCGTTCGAATCGCATGTCTTTTCCGCGAGACTTTGCGTCGGCGTTTGCAGCGCGGCGTAAATCGTCGCCTGTTAGTTCTCCGAGTTTTGTAGCCGCCGAACTGTACTTTCCGCCGCCAGAACCGCCGCCAGAACCGCCGCCAGAACCGCCGCCAGAACCGCCGCCAGAACCGCCGCCACCAATTGCGCCTTCAAGTTTCACTCTGGCTATGTCTTGCATTTTTTTTTGCTTTGCGAAGTCGTCTCTAGCTTTTTGAACCTTGGCCTTTTGCGCCGCAATCTGCTTGTCGTAGTATTTGTCATTAGAATCAGCCAAAGCTTTGAGAAGTTTATTCTGCTCGACTGGAAATTGTTGAAGCGAAGCCGCGAAAACTTCCTCGAATGTCGCTCTTGAGAACGCCGCTTTCAGCGAGGCTGCGATTGCGAGCGCGCCTTTCTTTGAGGCCTGCAAGATTGAGTCGAATAGATCGAGGCCGAAATTACTTGCCGCCTTCCCGAATTGAAGCCCAAGAACCTTGAACGCCGCGCCGTCGCCTTCCATCGAGATTAGTTCTCCGACAAAGATCGTCGCCTTGTTTTTAAATCGCTCGATCTTGTCGGATGCGCTGTCGAGTGCCGCCTGAGTCGCTGCGTCCATGATGCCGTAGGATTTCTCTATGTCCTTGGCCATCTTGCCGTAGCCGTCTTTGTCGAGTCGCTTGAATACTTCAATCAATCGAGGTGCGTTGCGCTGTCCGAATATCTCAATCGCCGCCGTGAGTGCGCCCTGCTGATCCTTTGCTCCAGCAATTGCGAGTCCGATTGTTTTGAACTGTTGTTCTGGATTCATCGCCCGCAGATCGCCCACACTTAGCCCCAGTCGCTCGAAAGCGCGGACGTAAGTGGTAAGACCTTCGTCACCTTGCACGACTGCCTTCTGCATGATCGTGATAGCTTTCTCCATGCTCTTTGCCTCGCCGCCAGCATCAAGTAAAGCGCCTCGAAAGACTTGAAATTCCTCCGTCGCGAAGCCTGTCGAAATCGCAATATCCGACAACTCAGAACCGAGCTTGATCGCGCTTCGCGAAAGCATAACGAATCCTGCCGCCGCCGAGGTAAGCCCGATCTTCGTGAGTTTGTTTGCAACGCCGACGACGCCCTTGCCAAATCGACTGAGCGACTTTTTCGAGCGTTGCATACCGCGCTCAAATCCCGACGAGTCGAGTCCGAGCCTTGCGTTAATATCAGCTTTGGCCATTGTTGTTGAGTTGGATTAAGATTTCACGTTTGATTGAGCGGACGGATTCCGGCTCAAGGGTTTTGTATTCTGGCAACGTCGCGATGCGGATCGCAGTCTGCAGTTGTAGAATCTGGCAAAGCGGCCAATCGAGAACGCTTTGCGGTGCTTGCCCGTATCGGTGTGCCACTTCGTCAATCGCGCTCACGATTCCCTCGGTCGCCGGAAACTTGTTTGATCGCGAGACGCCAGAGCCGCCAGTCGATTGCTCAATTGCTAGAGTCTCAAATGCGGCGTTTAAATGTTCTGTGGCGTCGCCATATACTTCAAGCGCGTCTTTAGACTCGACTGCTTTCTTAATCGCTTCCTTACGTTGTTTCACGTCACCACCGATTAAATACTCGGTTGAGTTGCGCCAAATGTAATTTAGCAAGTCATTTACTGTCACATCGTCGCCAGTAAAGAGCGCGTTCTTCGCAAGTCGCAAGTCGATCCATGCGCGTGCCGTCAATGGCTTGACTGCGACGCCTGCGATCTCGTCAGCGTTGCCGACGCTTGACCAAGCAACAAGTCGGGCCTGCGTGATGCGGGCTTTTTCTTCGGCAAGTTGCTGTGCTAGTTCGTCAATCATTTTGAATAAAAAAGCCCCGCCCGCACCTGGGCAGACGAGGCTAAACTATGAACCATGAAAAAAATTACTTATCGGCCTTTGGCTTGGTTAGTTTCTCAGCTGCGCCGCGCTCGATGAGCCATTCGGCTACGCCGTCAGAAACTTCTACAATATCGCCTTTTTTACAAGGCTCGCCAGCGATAAACTTTGCGCATGTCAGTTTGATTTTCATATAATTAGGCTTGGTAAGATACTAAGATCGCGGTCATCGCGAACGTGTCGAATTCGTCTTTGTCGCGAGCTACGGTCACGTCCTTGACAACGAGCGTCGAAGCTGTGCCGCTGCGGTCGAAGTCGTGAGTAAAATCAGTTCCTTCGGGCGGAAGAACGGTCGCAGCCAAAGCGCGTTGCAGCGTGTAGCTGATCTCGATTTGATCCGAGCCAGCGCGAAGCATGAAGTCAGCGCGGTCGCCATTGGCGTCGGTGCGACTAATTATGCGGTTTTCTTTCGATGCCCCAGATACGGAGTCTGCGATGTAAGTAACTGAGTTAATCGTTACGGTTTCAAGCCCTTGCCCGAGGCTTTCGGTTGTTGAATATGGAATTGCCATGATTTGAGTTGGTTATTGGTTTGAGATTTGTATCCAGATTACAACTACACCCAGGCAGTTGGCAAGATTGAAAATTGAGAGTCAAAAGTCAGCGTCGTCTCGTCGTAGATGCCATCTACTGAATGACTTGTGCCGCTTGGCCGAAAGAACTGGATCGCGTAGTATTCAAGATACGTTTCGAGCGCCGAGCCTTTCGCTTGCGATAAGCTCACGACTTGGCGAACAAGAGCGACAAGCTCCTGGTGTCTCGATCTTAGCCCCTCTGAAATATCGCCTCCATCATCAAAGCGTTTCGTGCGAACGATGAACTCGAACTCTGCCGCGTATTGATCGTATTCAGGTGTGTCTCCGCCTGCAGGTGATGGATTGTAGTGGCCAGTCACTGCGCCCGTCGTCATTGTAACGCCAGTATAGTCGTCTGGGAGCGTCTCAAACTGAATCGACTGCTCGCACTCGACGAGGTTCTCAGCGAGCCAGAGACGCAGAGCGCCTTCGATGTTTCCTTCAAAGTTGTAAAGTTCGGCTAGGCTCGCGGCTGGCATATCTGTATCCATAAAATGGATACGCTGATTTGTCAATTCATTATCGAAGCCCAGCTTTACGCGCCGCTTCTGGAGTGAGCTTCTTCAGTCGCTTCTCCATCAATATCAACCGATTTCGCTTAATCATCGGCAGTAGACGTTGCGCCGACTGTAATCCCGCCGAACTAGCCCGCATTACTGCATACCAGGATCCATTTAGCTTTGCCATTCGACCAGAGCCGCGAGCCGTTCCTCGGTGATTTTTTACCCACTTCGGCACGTTCTTAATTCGCTTCGGATCAATCGCTGATGCGGCTTTCGCTGGCGCGGCTTTCGCCATGCCGACGCGATCAGATAGCCGAATAAATACTGAGTCCCAAATCTCTTTCGTTATCCACATTACCTTTCGAGACTTCCATCGCCCTATGTCCTTAGAGTTGCCGCCTTTCATTTTTCCTTGCACTCGCCCATCTGATCGGCGCATAGATTCGTGGAAGTCCAGCGCTTCGCCAACTGAGTCGTAGTTTATGTAATCAACATCCACTAAGTAAGGCACGCCCGCTTTAGTTCTAAGCGTTCGGTTGATATTTCGCTTTGATTTAGTGACTTTATGTAAAAACTCTAGATAGCCGCGCTCACGGATTTTGAAAATGATTCCCATGTCTGCTATTATCGCGTTTCTACCTGCATCCTTGTCTGCCTTCGTGCCCATCGTAGCTCGTCCGAATGTCGGAAGTTTGCCCTTTGAGTATGGAGGCGTGAACTTTGCTACGTCGCGCATAAAGAATCCGCCCTGCTCACGCACGAATGCCTTTTCATCAATATTCATTCGCCGGGCAAGGTCGCGGATCTTCTTTTGAAAGATCGCGTCGTCCATCGTGATCATTTTCTTAGCCATCGCGCTTAGTTTCGTTCTGCGCCGTCAATTCGACGTTGCCTGTTGACATATTGACTTCAGTAATGATGAAAATTTCGCTGGTATTGATTCGCGTTAGTCGCTGTGTCTTCTTCGGCGTGACGCTGAGTGCAAGATCCGGAATGACGAGCTTGACTGTCGGTTCAGAACGCTCGCCGTGCTCGGTCAAGTCCCAAGGGTTAATCTGCTCGTAAAAGATCGCGTTGACGGTCTGACCGCTTGCGAGCTGGATAGGCTCGCCCATGATGTCGGCTGCTTCGCTGTTCGCGTTTTCGAGGAAGGTTTCAAAGTTGCTCATGTTGTATTAGGTTATTGGATACGCGCCGAAAATCAAGACGCAAAAAGCCGTCACCCTTTCGAGTGACGGACTATGCTGTTTTCTATATACCCCTATGCAGAAACTTTTTTATTTGTCGGCTTCTTTGTCGTCTTCTTTGTCGGCTTCTTCGCTTCGGCTTCGATCTTCTTGAGCTTGTCAATATAGCCCTTGCGAATGTAAGCGACTTCTCCTGCCTCGGCGCATTGCTTGTAAGCGTCTAAACACTTTGAAGCGTCTTCCGAGCATACGAGAACTTTGAGCGCACCAGATGGCGACTTGTGAACTGTGGCTGATGGTTTGAACATGGTTTTTAAAAGGTTGAAAAGTAAATGAGCGCCTCGCCAGCCGGGAACTCCCAGCCCAAAATGAGGCGCTCAAGTAAAACTATGCGGTGAGAACTCGAACGCCGTAATCGACTCCCTTGGAAACACCATAGAGAAGATTGCAATTGTAGTAGAGAATGCCGTCAGAGTCATACCAGCGACGAAACTGGACGGGAAGTCCAAGGGCGGGAATGGTGACTGTTTCGACTTCGATGCCTGCTTGAGCAGCAAGTTCGGAATCTACTGTGCGACCCGCCATGAGAAGCGAATTACGCTGGAAGGCGAAGGCTGCAAGATCCTCATCGTTCGCGTCAGCGAGATCAGTTTCGTAGCTGTCGAACTTCGCAACGCGAGGAACCATCGCTTCGGCTTTGTCAGCAGTGATACCGGGAACCTCGGCACTGTTGAGACTCTTAACGAGACTCGCGTAGTAGCTTGGGTTCATGAAGATCGAGCGACCTTGCTTCGGTGCTTTCTTCGTATCGGTCAGCGTTGCGCTCAGATCAGCGAGGTCGTCGCGATCAAAGTTTGCAGCGGTGATGACTGAATTAGTCGCGAAGTTGGCGGCAGTTACAAGATTCCAGATGTCGCCGAATACTTTGTCACCAAGAGCTTGCAGTGCAGGCTCGATAAACAGTGCATTCAGATTGATGCTGGATTTGCTACGCTCTACGTCTGTGAAGCCGTAGGTGAAGCCGTAATGAGTGCCGAGCGTGATTGTCGCGGCAGTCATTGTAACGTCAGCAGCAGCGGTCTTATAGCCAGTGGCCATATCAGCCGCAGTTGGCTTGGTTGGATAACGAGTAGTAACGGAAGCTCCAGCGTCGCGAACGTCGGCGGAGAAGTCAGTGGTGAGCGCCGCTAAGGGCGCGAAGCAAGAGCTAAGTCCTGCGAGTGATTCTTGGGCGATCTCAGCGAGATTCACGCCGGCTACGGTATTTGCCATGTGATTTTATTGGTTGGTGGTTATGATTGGAAGTTATTTTCCGATGAGGTGTTTGTGCTTTGAATACCAGACGTTCTTCGCTTCGAGTCCGTCACGCTTGCCGACTTCGGCGTATTCAGTCCAGAAGTTTTCTGCCGTGACTTGCGAAGCGTCGTCATTGCCTTCAGGTTCAGCGATTGACTCTAGAGTTTGCCGCCCGAAGATCTCAGCGGCTTGAGCTGCGACGGCTTGCGCGGTGACGGCTTCGGCTGCTTCAAGTTCGGCTTTGTGATCTGTATTCATTTTCTGAATACGATCATTAAAGTCTGTTACTTGATTTTGCAAGTCAGAAATCGTCATCGCGCTTTGAGCGAGCGCGTCGCAGTTGCTTGCGTTTTCATTGTTGAGTGTTTCGAGAGCTTCGTCGTGCTTCGATTGCAGACTCGCGACGATCTTTTCAATCGGCAGAGTCGTTTCGGCTTTCGCAGCGACGGCTTGCATGTCAGCGAGCGACGCTGCGGCTTTCATGCCAGTCTCGATGCGGTCAATAAAGCCAGCTTCGAGTGCTTCGTCAGCAGTCAGCCAAGTCGTATCGTCCATGAGCGCAGTCAGTTCGTCAGCGTCGTAGTTGCTGCGCCCGTATGCGTTCACGATTGCAGACTTCATCTTGTCCATAAGATCGGCGTCTTTGCGCAGTTGCTCAGAGTCTCCGATGCTGACAGTCCAAGGGTTGTGAATCATCAGCAGCGCGTTGTCAGCCATGATGATTTGATCGCCAGCCATTGCGATGACAGATGCCATCGAAGCGGCGAGGCCGTCAATGTAAACAGTGACGCTTCCAGCGTGACGCTTGAGAGCGTTAAAGATTACGTTGCCTTCGATGATCGAGCCACCGGGCGAGTTTACGCGGAGGTTGATTGTTTCGACTTCGTTGAGGCTTTCAAGCGACGCGATAAAATCGTTCGCTGTAACGCCCCATCCGCCGATTTCGTCGTAAATATAGATTTCGGCGTCAGAAGTCGAATTTCCTTCGGCGTCAGATTTTTGCTCCATTGCATACCAGTTATTGGGTTGAGTTTTCATTGTCTTTTTCTTTAGTGGTTTTTGTAGTTGGCTCATCCTCATCGTCAGCCTCCTCGACTGGGATCGAATCGCCGGGCTTGGCTAGTGTGCCGAGGTCAGAAACCTCGATGTTAAATTCTGCTGCGATGTCTTGGCGCAAGACGACGTTCGCCGCGAGCTTGCGCAACATTTCTTCGTAGTCCATGCCGCGAGCTTCGACGATACTGTCCTCAGTCGTGAGTCCAGCGCGTAAGTCTTCAATGTCAGCTTTGCGCATGCGCCCTTCATCGACCGTAAAGTTCGCGGGCTTTGTAAAGCCGATCTTATACCAGTCATCGGGTAGATCATAAGTGCCTTGCTTGCCGCGTTTCGCGATCACGTAGAGCGCAGCCCGTTTCATTGCCGACTCGATCACTTCGCAGCGTGCCGCGATTGATTTGTTTATGTCAGCCGCGAAGCCGCGAACGCCAGCGCCGCCGATAGCGGAACTGTCCAACATTTCGCGACGCCAGCCCATTGCGTAGAACGCAGAGCTTTCGACGAGCTTGGTAAAGTTTAGCCATTGGTCAGAAGGTCGCGCTGAATCGTGAGCCTTCAATGATCCGCCGTTTTTTATGTAGCGAATCATTCCCGAATCGACTAGCTGCGTCTGCATACGCCCGCCGCCGCTCGGAGATGGATTGACAATTGAGTTGCCCATATCGGCGCGTCCGGTCTCGTTTGACTCGACCATCGTGAGCGCAGAATTGACTTTCTGACTGATCTTCTCCGCGTCGCGTGTCTCGCTTAGGTCATACCAGTCGAGTATTGCAGCGGCGATTGACGGTTGCCCGCGCCCTTGAGAAAACCATTCATAGTCAGTGACGTGAATGACGCCATTCGCAGGCACGTCTTGAAAGCCTGCCGCGCGTGAATCGTCTTTGAAGCGATACGCGAGCGGCTGCATGAAGTCATCGACGATCACGCCAGAGAAAATGCGACGCCCTTTATATTTGCCTTCTTCGATGTGAGTCTTGCCTTGCATCTCAAATGCTCCGCAGCGGTGCGCTTCAAGATATTGCAGTTTTGGGAATCCTGTTTTTTGGTCTTCGGAAAGTAGTATGAAATAATCGCCATCTACATCGAGAGTCTTTGATCCGAGCCAGGCTGACTTGCGAAATGAGAAGCCCGCGCCGCGCTGGTCGAGCATTCTGTCAATCTGAGCAAAGTCCTTTTCGACTGCTTCGGCGAACGCTCTGTCTTTCGAGTAGCTTTGCATTCTCCATGAACCGCCGTAAACGTAGTTCGCCTTCTGTTTCACTGCGCCCGATACGGTCGAAAAGGCTTGGTAAATGTAGCGCGAATCCCCGAGAAGCATCTTGTGGCGATTCTCAACGATAAGCTCCGCGATGTCGCGAGCGAGTTTGCCGCGCCCAAATCGGCGTTGATCGTCCATGCCGCCAGGGTAGAACTCGTTTGATCCGCCGCGCCCCCAAAATGACTGCCAGCCCGTTTGAGTGGCTTGCTTGATGCGCGGTAAAAGTTTGATCGAATTGACTGCCATGCTAGTATCGACTCCCTGCGTTCTGCGCAAAGCGTGCGCGTGTAACATTAGTCACTTGATCGCTTTCGTCGAGAACGAATGCCTCAAGTTCGGCGTCTGTCATTTGAATACCAGTTGCGCCGCCAGTCGTGATTATCTTATAAAGCGAGCGAAGATTTTCGACGAACTCAGAAGCCGACCAGCCGGGCGGCAGTTCGTAGGAAAAGGTTTTGCCTGCCACCGATGCGTTGATGATTCGCGCTCCGCCTCGGCTCTGAGTTTCGTATTCGCCGAGCGCGAGCGTCTCGATAAGCGCGAGCGTTTGCGCCACGTCCTTGCTGGCTTTTATCCAAATTGCGAATAGTAGAGACCTCATTTGTATCCACAAGTTGGATACAGAATGCGGGTTTGTCAATTTGCTTTTTACTCAGACTCTCGCCCGACTTCTGACCAATCCACCATTGACTCGGCGAGCGCCACCATGACCTCGCAGTCATAGTAGTGATCATCACGATTTGTATTGATCCAATCGTGGTAGGTCGAACCGTCTGGACGCGTCTTTACAATCTTCGCCCATGCGTTGATCTGAGCATCGTATTGCGCCCCGGCGTCGTCGGAGTGCGTCCAAAGCGGCAGGCCTTTGTTGTCTTTCAGGCCTCGAAGTAATGAGAGTTTATTTTTCGCCGATTGCTTCGAGAATTGAATCTGCTTGCAGAACCGCCGCCCGGCGTTGCCCGTTCCTTCGTCGGCGTCAATGCGCTGCGGCTGATTGTAGATTTGCCGCGATCCGTCGGGCGCTTTGAAATCCTTTGCGGGCTCGCCGCGCAAGACAATCCAGCCCATCTCGGCAGCGAGTCTTTGCACTTGTGCCGTGTTATAGTTGCCGTCGATAAAGACGCGGCAGCCGGGATAGCCCCACGGATTCTGAGGAATGTCAAAACGGTTGCACGCTTCCTCTATCTCGTATTCAGTCGATACCTTGCCGCGATCGATTAAGCGCGATCTCAGCTTGCCGTCGATCATTGCGAACTGACGAATCGCTAAATAATAGTGATCTTTTTGAACGTCCACCCCAACGAACATAAGCGACTTCTGCGCGTCCATCAGTTCGCCGAGCTGGTAGCCCCCCGCAGCTGAGTGTGAAATGTCCGCGCTCATGTAGTCGGCCTCACTCCAAGGCTCGGCCAGCCGCTTGCGGATAAAGTTCTCAAGTGGTTCGAGGTTGCCGCGCTTCCGTGCAATGTTTGCAAGTTTAAACTGCTCGACGAGCGACGGCCAAGGAATGTGCGCCATAGCATTGTAGTTAAAAAACTCAAATTCAGCCGAGCCTTTCGGGTTCGTCGCGATGTATTTCCCAGACTCGTTGCGCCGCTTCTGCGCTGCGATGCCCGGCTCGTTGCGACCGCCGCAGAGTTGGCACTCGTAAAAAACGGAATCCTTGAGCGCGTCCCAATCAATCGCGTCGCCGTCCATGTAATCGGCTTTTGCCGCCCATCGCATACCGCCGACCGGGATCGCGTCGCCGACCGCAGGCGCTCGCCAGATGTAGGGAATCAACTCGCCGCAATAATCGCATTTGACGTGCCATCGCTTTTGCGTCGAGCGTTGCCACATAGCGTCAAGCTCGCCGCCCTTGGTCTGCCCGGACGAGGGAAGAAACATTTGCCATGACCAAGCGAACGAACTCGTCCGGTCTTTGATCTGGTCTAGCCAGTTTTCGCCATACGCCCATGACTCGTCTGCGCTCACTCGCTCCAATGTCTTCGAGTTTCGAGAAGCTAGAACATTTGCAGACAGCAGTCGGATCGCGCCGTAGTTCGTCGATGTATAAAATTTTGTTTTGCGGTAGAGTTGATTCGGAATCAATCGAGTGATCGCTTCGGTCGAATCAATCAGCGGCGTGAACTTGTCATCGCTGAACTCTTTGAGTGCAGACTCGGTTAGGTCATACATTGCCGCCCGCGCCGGATCGGTTGCCAGTCCGTAGAGTTGCCAAAGTTGCGCGGTCAGAGTTTTGATGTGCTGCACCGATCCAATCAAGCCGACATATTTTCCGCGAGTCGTCGCGAGCGTTTCCAGCGGCTCACGCATTAGCGGATGATTCGCCATATCGAATGCGCCGTAGTCAAGTGAGGTGTTGCGCTCACACCACTTGCGCGGGCTAATTGGTTTGTAGTCTGTTATTTTCATCTCTATACGACAAGAGAAGGCGAATCGCATCCTTTACCGCTCGCAGTTCCGTTTCGGTCAGCTTGGTTTTCCCGCGATTCACATCGTTGAGCTTCCCGCGATACATATCGCATTCAGCTTCGATCCATTTGGCATTGAGCACGACAAGGCGCGACTCAAGCCAGTTCCATGTTAGTTCCTTAGTAGGCATTACGTTCAAACTCTCTGCCTAGGCTAAACTCTTTCATCGCGTCGGCTTTTACATTCGACGGAATAGACTCCCAATTTTCATATCCAAAATAAGACGCAATATCTTCTCGATAATCTTCAATCCCGACTCTCCTGCACTCTGCTTCTTGCCCGAAATATCGAGCAGCTTCCATTCCTTTTTCTGTTCCTTTTTTCATATTATATCCAATCTAGGTTAGTTGATTTTAACTGAAGATGCTCTACTGAGCGGCATCCGATTTCTTGGAGTTTTTGGCAGTGCTAAGCGTTCTCAAAATGAAATGCTTACGTGAGTAAACAGCCATATGATGATTTCGATTAGCTTCCAGATTCCAAAGACTCCAAAAACCATGAGCAGGACGATAAAAGTCCCAAGTCCTTCAAGCATTTTTCCATTCATAATTTACCTTTCGTTGCGGTTCCGAGAACCAGTCGATTCAGCGAATGCGAGTTTCGCCGCTTGTGTTTGTCGAATCAGTCAGCTCGCATCCGCTGTTCGCATCAGAAACCACGACTTCCGCCTTGAGCAGTTCCACCGTGTTCTTGAAGGCGCGTTCTAGTAGTTCGGGCGGCATCTCCAGATCATAGACGCTTCCACTACGCGCCATGCCCGCCATCACGCAATCCGAGATGTATTCGATCACGTCGAGAAGATTCACATTTTCCGGCACTCCGTCCGCTTGCGCGAGATGGTGGCGATGAATTTTACGGTGATTGTCCCACCATCCCGTTTGCTTGAAGCCCGTCACGAAGTCCTCATGGAACCAGTCGATAGCGGTCAGCTTATCATAGTCGTGCTCTCCGGCAGCTTCCGTGAGCTTGCCGATGAAGAACGCCATTGCCTTCACCACGTCCCCGATGTGGGTGCGGCTAGAAGCGAGGAGTGTTTCCTTGTTAGTGTTGGCGAAGTCGCAGGTCCGTGTGTCTGCGGTGGCGGATTTAGTTATTGGTATCATAAAGGTTTCAGGT